TAAACTCATAATTATTAGTTGTTAAACTTTTTAATTTTTAATTTTGATGAGTCCGCTCCAGAAACTGATTTCACTTTGTATGCACCAAACCTTGCTCCGTCTATCGGCGCAGCTTTTCTAGCTGAGCTGGATGTATTATTAGATTTGTTTACAACATCTCTAATAGCATCGGCTTTGCCTTGTTCGTAAAAGTGATTTGCTATTTTATCAGCATTAGCACCCGCGTATAAAGCTTTGTGATACCCTGCGGTATCTTCAATCGTACCATCTTTTCCAAGGAACTTCCCTATAAAATTGCCGATGTCTGACTGTGTTTCTGCTATCTGCGAAGGGTTTTGTATGCCGTATCTAAATTTCTTTTCACCTAATGTAAAATCGAAACCTTCAAATTCGTTATTAAGTAATTGATTAGTGTTAGCTTTAAACTTTTCGTGGTTAGCTGTGTTTCTTTCTTGGTCCTCTTTATGTCGATTAAAAAAGTCCGATGCTTCCTGCTGATTTCCAGACAACTTAGGTGAGCTCAACTTGATCTCATCGTAGTATTTATCTTTAGTCTCTTCTAAAAACTTACGGGCTTTTGCAACCTCTTCTTTGTATGCGAGTTTTTTTCTCCGGATATCTCGCTCCTCCTCAACCTCCTCATCAAATGCAAATTGATCATCGAGCATAAAGTCGATTTCGTCTGCGCTTAAATGAGACTTGGTGTTTTTATAATATTCTTTAACCAGTACATCCCGATCTACGTCGTCATAGTTGGTATTTAATCTAATGTAGTCTTGCATAGTACCGCCTGTTTCTTCCATAAAAGATACTAGCTTAGTAATATTTTCTGGTAATGCAGGTCCAGCAATAGCAGGAATTTCTATTTTTTCTTTTGGCTTGCTTTCTTCGATAATTTCTTTAATAACCGGGTCTGGTATTTCTTTAATTACCTCATTGCTGTCTTTTGTTGGCTCTTCTTTATTAGAAACATTTTCAGCAGGCTCTCGCGCGGCCTCCTCTCCCTCCTTAGGTATTACAACCCTAGTTACATTACTTGGAATGTCTATTAAAGGTTCTTTGTTTTTAGCCGCAAATTGTTCTTCAGTTAGCTTTGGCTTAGATTTGATCTTGAAAGATCCTTCTGTTTTTTCACTCATGATATGATATTATATAATTATTAAATACTTGTTTATTGAGGCATGAATTGTGACATATCAATCCCGCCCATAGCACCTTGTTCTTTGTTTTCAAAGTTTTTAGGAGACCCTTGCGTTTGTCTTTGTTGTATCATCTCGCTTTGCTGGGTACCCTCTTTTTCTATTCTTTTGTCTTTAGCGGCATCAGCGGTAGTCTCTTTGCTTTTTATTTCCTGGGCTCTTACTTGCGCTAGTTTCATATTATACTGAAACTCTGTAGCCATTAATTCTTTTTTAATCTGTGCTTCTGCCTGCATTCTTTGCATTTCAAAGTTAGATTTAGCTTGTTCTATTGCTACTTTTTCGGAGGTCAACGCTTGTTGTTTTTGTACTTCAGCCATTGCCGCTTTTTCGGACGCTTGGGCATTTGCTTCTGCTTGCGCTTTAATGTTTTGCTGAACTAAAGCCTGTGCTTGTTCTTTTTTCTTTTTTCGCTTAACCTTTAGCATTTCATTAGCTAACTTAAGGTTTTTAATCTGATTAATATCTATCGAATCTTCTATATCTATTTCTTTAGTTTGTAAAGCAATTTGTATATTTCTTTGCAATTCTGCGCGCTCTTCGTCGTCCGGCTCCATTTCTAAAAATATACCAAAATCATGTAGATTAAGATTTTTAATCTCTCTTAAAGTTTCAACATTAAAAGTAGATATACTATTCATTAACGCATTTCTAGTGAGCGGAAAATTAAGAACATCATTTATTTTTAATGATATATTTTCGCAAGTGCTTAAAGATAATTGAATGCTAGCGTCTTGTATGTGCTTGGTTGCAGTATTTGAGGCATTAGCAGCCATTTTTTGCAGACCAACTAAAGAATTAGGATCCGGCATAGCCCCGTCTCTAGCCTCGTTAAGACCAGTAACGTCTCTAATCATTTGCATATTGTAATTATATGCTGTAATTAAGGATTGCATTTTGCCAATACCAGAAGAACTAGATAATTCCTGTATAGGCACCTTGCCTCTGTTCATGTCTCCCTCTTGCGTTAAAGACCTACCGACTACTGAACCCGTTTGGAAATACATATTTAATGCTTCCTGAGGGTTGTAGTTTGTTCCATTACCTAAGTCTACTTCTGCTAACCCATCCACATCTAAGAATACTCCATCCGGCACCATTCTTGACAATACTTGTTGCATCTTAAGATGAGTAAGTTGAATAACATCAGCAAATCCGATACACTTACTTATAAGTGATTGTATTACTCCTTTATACATTCGCGGAGCACACATGGAATAACTCATTTCTACTCTGGTAGTATCAGCTAATGGTCTGGTCATATTTTCAGACATATTCCATTTAAGCATTATATCAGTACCAATAATTTTAGCTCCTTCATATAATACCTCTATTGATCTAGCTACCCTTTCAAAATTATCGTTTGGTGGTGGATCAAATTCACTAGTTTTTTCAATAGCTTTTTCTAATCCGCTGTCAGTTCTTTTTATTTTAAATACTTGGTCAGTATAGGTTTTATATTCGAAATATAATACTTGTACAGTGTTGTTGTCGTAGTTTTCAAATCCTTGGATCATCCTTCTGTTTCCTGGCGATTTTTGAATTTTTTCTAACTCCTCATTAGGTATGCCGGGAAATTGTTTTTTAAGTTCTGGTATAGTTATAGATTTAACTTCACCTACGTAATATATGTCATCAAAGTTAGGGTCTTCTGTATAGGACCACACACAATAAGCAGGATCAACATAATCAACAACTATCCCTTCTGCTAAATTAAATGATGTTTTAGTTATACCTATTCCAATGTTAACTAAATCTTGGTTTACTCGAGATCTAATTAAGTCATATTCGTTGGTAGCTAGTACGGTATTTATAGCTTCCTCTTCGGCTATCTCTATAGCAGGCTTATACGAAAGCTGCATGTGTAAATCCCTTTCTTCTATAGTTTCAGGAAGTTGGCCCTCGGGCATCCCGGAACGACTTAAGTCTAAATTCAAAACCTGGCTTGACATAGCCCTGGTCTTCTTGGTAACCATGTCAAAAAGTATATTTTGAGCGTAGTCTGTTCTTTTCTTTAATGACTCTGGATCTTGCGCATAGGAGGTTATATCATATTGTTTTTGCGTAATACCATTAGCAACAATATTTGAGAACTTTGAAAGTATTGGAACCGGTTTCCAGTCTAAATTTAAGTAAGACAAATCGCCATTGATAGCTAATTCATCTTTATACTTTTGTACGCTTTGTTCTCCCCTGGCATATAGCCTAAGGTTATGAAAGCTGCTCCAATTAGCAGAGTACCTGTTTGACCCGGCTCCCCCATAATTAAACCATTCCTGCTCAATTGCTCTGGAAACCTGTAGTCCGTACTCTATCGAAGCTTTTTGTTCTTCGCTAACTACCTGGTCAGGAAATGGACTATTAGTGTTTGTACTTACATTCATTTATTACATTATTTTTGAAGTAGCTCCCTCGTTATTGTATTTTTTAAATCCTAAAGTATAGGTTTTTTTATGTGCTGCGGCCCTAGGTGCATATCTATGTTTATTGCAAGCCATTAAGGCTAGCCCTGAGCTTATAGACGCATCATGCTTTGTTCTATTGTTTATATCAAACTTAGCCCAATCTTGTAATGTTCTTTGTAAATAAACATCTCCATACCCGTCTACTTTTTCGCCAACAAAATCTTCTATGTATGTTTCAATAGCGGATGCATGAGCTTGTTTTATATCCTCGCTTGAATTAGGTATTCCACCTACTTCTCTTTCTGCTACTGATAACTTATTGTAGGTTCTATCGGGTCTATTAATACTAAAACCCCTGTATCCCCTTCTTTTTATATAATAAAGTAATCTTGGTTTATTGTTCTCCGCAAGTATCGGCATGCCATAAAACACCATAGCCATTAATACGTCTTCAAAAAACATTTCAGCTGTTGCTGGTCTTGCGATATACTCTAAAAAGAAATGATTAGGAGGTACGTCCTCCATTGAAAATTTAGTTAATCCATGTAAAGCTCCGTTAGAGCCGCCGCCGCCAACGACACCACTAATATCGTAACTGTCACAACCAAAGGCACCCATGTGC